TTTGAGTTGCTTTGATAGTTGTAAGTTTTAATTCTTGTTTCGCTTTCTTTGTTTCTACGAAACCCTTGACGCCATCAGCGACGACGCCAAGTAAAGGTTTAGCAAGTAGTTGCCACATAAATTCTTAGATAGCTCCTATTATGATTATAACGATTATAGCTACTATCGCAGCTTTAATCCAATCTTTCATCTTCCAATCGGACCACTCTTTCAAGTGTGACCATAGATCTTTTAGTAAGTTCATACAAACCTCCTTATTAGTTGGCGAAGTTATACTACTTTACGCCCTTAAATGGAACTTTTTTAATTTGCATTTTACTAGTTTGCCCTTTTGGACCTGGACCTTTGTTCTGTTTGTACACAAACGGAGCAAAACTTATTGCTGCGTCTGATCCCACCACAGGGTTTGGAAAAGGGTTAGTTTGCTTTACTACCTCTACTTTAGTTTTTTTAAAATTCATTAATGTATCGTTGGTTTTACAAGTTCAATTAGATCTAGACCACCTTGATCTAACAAAGCATTAGCTTCTTCTAAACTAAGATGATCGTAAATCAAAACTCGAGACACAGCCATCATAGCTCCTGCCAAAAGTATACTATCTTGTGAGTTTTTACTACTGTTTTTTGCTATAATCATTAGCTTGTCAAAATAATCAGCTAGTTTTTCTTCTGCGTTTCCCATTTTTAGATATTCCTGCCTCATTAAGTGCTATTGCTATTGCTTGTTTTCTAGATTTAACCTTTTTTTTAGAGCTGCCAATGTTTAATTTGCCTTTTTTAAACTCACGCATTACTTTTGCGACCTTTTTCTCTCTTTTTTTCACTATTTTTTCTTATCTAAGTTAACATTTGCACGTAGTTGAGCAATATCTTCGTTAGAATCTATTTTATCTTGTGCTAATTTTGCTTGTTGACTCAATTTTGCGGCATCTAATTCTAATTTTTGACTATCATTCTCTGCTTTTCGTTGAATATCTTGTGCTCTTAGCTGTAATTCTTGTTCTTTAAGTGAGATTAAAGGATCTTTTCCTTGTGGTTGCATTGCCTCTTGCTCCTCTATGAACATTTCACTAATAAAATTAGAAACTTTATCTGCGACTTGTACTTCGACTTGTTTTTGCATTTGTAATTGAAGTTCGGGTGGAATTTTACCACCAAATTTTGCAGCTTCTTGCTCTAAAACTTCGTTCATCTGTGCTTCAACCTCTTCTCTTGCTAATAGAGATACATGTTCCATAACATGAGCCTGTAACAAAGTGCTTGCTTGTGGATTTGATCTAACCAATAAAGAAGACATGAATATTCTATGAGCCTCTATGTGTTGTTGATGTGCTTGACCTCTAAAAGCTAGGAGTTTTTTACCTAACAATGACTCTGAATTTTCAATTGCTGGGTCTTTAGGTGTATCTGGTTTAGGCACTGGTAATATTGCATCAATATCTTTGACGCCAAGTGCTTGATACATTCTTTTGTAAGCTTCATACAGATTGTGTTGATTTGGATCTGATTGAGCCATTTGTAATTGTGTCTGTGCCAAGGTAACTCTTTGTGACATTGAAAATATGTTAGGATCTGACACTGGCATAATATCAACTGCCTCACTAAAGTCTGATGATTTAATACTAGGTACAGCGTTTTTACCAACGTCATAAGGATACATTGGTGAGTAAAAATCTTTGAATACTCTAGATAATAAATTAAATTCTATTTTTTGTGCATAGTGTAATCTTTTATGTATTGCACTCATAACTCTTGAGCCACGTTCAATCAAAGCCATCGTGGTTCCCACAGGCGCATTAGCTGCAACACTGTCGCCAATTTTTTGATCTGCTATAGTTGCAAATCTTTGACCTGCTTGAACTACAAAACCTAACAATTGAAATAAAGTAGCATCTGCACCTTTGTACGGTAAAGGCATTAGTCCAGCACGTAGATCACCACTAGGAGCATCTACGTCTCTAAATTCTCCTGGTTGAATAGGATTATCGTCATCACGAATACGCAAGCCCCTTGCTTTAAAACCTGCAGGTAGGTTAGCTAAAGTGCCAGCATCTAACAATTGTCTAAGAGCAGCTGTTGCAGTTCTAGATAAACCACCAAGCATGTGAATTAAACCAAAGCCATAAAATCCTAAGCCTGGTAAAAATTTATAATGAACAAAATATTGTTTTTTCTTTTTGAGTGTGTCCGTTTGATCATAGTTTCTGTAAATAGATAAAACTTTTTGTGATCCTTCATCAATAGTTACAATGTAAGGTAATTTTATTCCATCAGAATCTTCAAATCCTGGCACGTCTAAATCACAGTGTATCTCTAGTAAGGTATAATTTTCATTACTGTATGCATTCGAAGTTGGTCTTACACCATCTAATTTATTTACAGCTTCTCTTATTTGACTATTTGTATCGGATGAATCTTCTTTTATTTCTACATCTCTGTAAAATCCCTGCACTTGTAATTTTCTTATTTCATTTTCATTTCTTCTAAGAACATGTGTAACTCTTTCTGCTGACGCTAAATCTGTTGAAGTATAAGGCACAACAACATCTTCACTTGGAATAAATTTAGAAACTGCTCTATCTAAGGTGGAATCAAAATAAACTTTTTTAAAAGCAGAGCCTGATAATGGTAAATAAAATAACATTTGATCCAGATCAGGATCATAATCTTCCATAACATGCATTATTTGATAATTCATAAACTCTTGCACTCTTTGTGCTTGCTCTTCTTTTTGAGCGCTTGTTTGACCTATGATTTGTGTTCTTACTGGACCATTAGCTGGTAATAATTCTTTGTAAGCTTGTGCTTGAAACTGTGTCACTGTTTCAGATAATAAAGGATGAGTTACACCACTTGACCCCTGAAATGGTTGTGATCTTTCTTCGTAATTAAATCCTAATAGTTTTAGTCCTTTTGAATACGAGTCATGCCATTCTTCTCTTGATGACTTATCTTCTTTGTAATCACCAATTAAATCATTTGATATTGTATTAAGATCTTCTTCATCAATAAGTTCTGCTAAATTTTGGTCAAATTCACTGTCAACTTCTTCTGGTATTGGATTTACGATTGCACCACCGTCATCTGTCATTTCAACATTTTCAACAGTTAATGAATCATCTGGAGTCTCTACTGTTATAGACTCTGCATTTATTTCTGTTGGCTCACCCGTAATTCTTTTATCTACAACCATATTAAGCTACCTCAAATATATCAATCATTTCAACAAGTCCACCCTTGGCTTTGTGGGTTTTGTATGGTTCTAGCATTTCTTCAGTAATTTTAATAGCAAAAGATGGTGTTGTATTTTTATTATCGGGAACACGCAAAGTTTCTATTCTGTAGTTTGGGTTCGATTGACTTAATCTTGTGGCTTGCTCTTGACTTGTAAGTGTGGCCACCATGTTACCATTTTGATCTCTAACTATAAAAACATCCTTGCCCCCTGATTTGGTCTGCACATTTAGTACAGTAAACTCAGAATTATTAGACTTTGCTTGGTTTTTTAATATTTTTTCTATGACTGAAGTGTAATGTTTTGGTTTTCCTGTATTATCTAAGGTATTTGAAACGGCGTCAGGTCCCCCATAAAATTCAGACATTCCTATACCTTTGTATTCTGACCCAACAAATTCTCCTCTTTCTTTAAATCTGTCAATCTGCCTTTTTTTATCTGCTTGTCTAACATCCTCTGGTGTAGCTGAGTTACCTTTAAAATTGTATCTGTCTATAACAAATTTATCAGGTGTCACTGAATAGTAGTCTGGTGCATCTGGATCTTTCAAAACAAATTTTCTGTATGCTAATTCAAATAAATCTTTTTTAATTAAAGCGTCCGCCCACTCTTCTCTCTTTTTGAAAGGTATATCAGGAAATAGAGCCTCATATGTTTTAGTGTCAACCACTAACAATTCATTAATCATTTCTTCTATATTTTCGTTTAATACTGTTTTTAGCCTATCCAAAGATTTAGAATCTAGCTCTCTTGTGTCGATAAACCTTGTTATAATTTCATCTACCTCTGCATCTAGTTTAGCAAGTCTTTCACCTATAATTTCAACCTCTGCCTCTGATTTACCAATAGGTCTAAAAACAGATTTATTTTTTTCAAAAAATTCTAACGCTTGTTTTCCTGTATTACTTAAATTTAAAATGTTAACTGACTCTTTACCTTGATCTTGTATTCTTTTTAATGTGGCTAATAATTTTTGTTTTCTACCAGCTGCGGCTTGCATAAGGTCGGATTGTATTTCATCAGCAAATGCTACTCTAACAACTCCACTTGTATCAACGCTAGACCCTTTAACTATCTCTGCATCTAGGTCTCTTGCTTTTACTATGAGCTCATCAATCTGATCCACTAAGCCTGGGCTAATTTCATCAAGTGTGCCTGAATAAGTGCTAAGCATTTCCTCTAATGATTCAGCTTGTATTTCTTCCACAGGTATTCCTCGTCTTTGTGCTTGTGCATTTAATTTATTTTGTCCTTCAGCAAATAGCCCAGCAAGTTGTCTTTGTATTCTTTCTCTTTCACGAGTAAGTCCAGGTACTTTCGATTGTGTTTTTGGTGCAGCTATTTTTGTTGGCAATATAGCACTACGATCTGTAAGCCGTGACCAGCCAATTATGTATGATTCGCTCTCATTTGGAATACCAAACTCATGACGTGAGATATTTTCACCTTCAAAAACTGGAGATGGAAGTACTCCAGAATCACCAGCTATTTTGTCTCTTGGAATGTATAAAACTCTTTCACGTTGTGTGCCTCCTATGAATCCTGGTTCTACGTAACCACTATATCGTGTTGCAACCTCGCCACCTGGATTAATAATATCAGATCCCTGACCTGTTGCATGAACATGCATTCCTCTAATAGGTGATTGTCTTAAATGTTTTATTATACTATCTTTTGGTATAGGTGTGTTTTCTTCATATATTCTTAAGAGAGATTCTATTTGGTAATCTCTAAATTCTGATTCTTTTATTCTGTTTTTACGTAAAAAATCTAAAACTGCTTTTTTGTTTTGAAATATTGCTGGTGTATCTGGTCTTGCTAAGGCTCTTTCAATGTCAGAATAAAACACTCCTGTGACTGGTTGTTTAGTTTTAGGTGTCACAGCTATGTCTTCAGTTTTTCCTAAATCTACTTTTGTATTATCTTCTGGAGATGGGTCAAACACGTCGTCTATTTTTCTCTGTTTTTCAGATTCTAAACTCTCCTTCTGCTTCCTTGTTGGGTTATCTAGCTCATCTTTAGGTGTTGGTATGGGTGCTGTTTCGTTGACAGGTGGCTTTGTAAATAGTTTCCAAAAAGGTAATTTTAAATTTACAGTCTCAATATCACCAGACATCGGCTCCATAAATACGTCATCTTGTATTGTTTGTGGTTCAGGCTTTCTTAAAGCTCTGCCTGCAGCAATGTCTTTTAACTGCGGTTGTTCGCCAAACTCTACCGTAATCCTTGGTAAAGGTTGCTTATTATCTTCTTCATCAAATATATCTGTCATGTCCGTATCTACTAAGCCTCCTTGATTAAAAGTTGCTGCTTCTTTAAACATTTTTTCATAATCTTTTTTATTCTTTGCAATTCTATTAGCTGCTTTAATTGCTTGGTTTACATCTTTTTGAGTTACTGCGCCAGCGTTCATTGCTTCTATCATTAAGCTAGATATTTTCTCATCTATCGGCATCGCTCTACCAATTGTTTGTCCAGGGGCTATTTCCCCTTGCACACCAATCGTTTTCATAGCATTATCTATTTCAACAAGTTTTTGATAATCGCTTTCTAATCCATCTCTTGCATACCTGTTATAATAAATTCTGGCTTGTGATTCTAAACCAGCTTGCATGTAAGCATTGTATTCCGATATATCAATTATTAACTGAGCAGGGTCAGCACCAGTTCCAATCTTATCTTTACCAACAAAATCTCCAATGCCTTGAGTGATGTATTTATGCGCTATCTGTAAGCTTGTATTAACGTCATCTATTTTTCCTTCAGCAAGAGTCCCTTTACGAATTTTTTTAAATATTTTATCTAGTATCGGTTTTAGTATTTTTTGTGCCTCAATTCTTGTTTCATCAATTTTTTTGAATTTTAAAAATTGTGTGTGAAGCTTTCCACCTTTTTTTATATCTTTAGGTTTGTAAAGTTCAAAAAATTCTTCAATAGATAAATTTGGTCTTGTCCTTTCTATATTGTTAAAAAATCTAAACTCTGGGCTTTGATTTAAATCCACTAAAGATTTGTTCTTCGCAAAGTTTGTTTGATAGAATTTTAATACCTGTGTGGCGTGTTTATCGCCTCCTTTGTAAGCAGTGAGCTCTTCTCTTGATAAAATTTTTAAATCAGGATTTGCCTCATTGTATGCTTTTCTTCTAGTATCTAAAAAATCATAGAATTTATCACCCATAGTATCAGTAGACCTGCCTTCAATTTTTATGACAGCTTCACGAAAGGCTTTTTTTACCGCAAAAGGATCAGTGACATCAATTTCTTTACTTGATAAAATTTTATCAAACTCGTCTTTGATCGGTATTATTTTATTTTTAATTAATCTTTCATTTAAATCTCCTTTTATAAGTCCAAGATTTGTGGCAAAATTTCTTAATTTAGAGTCTGTATCAACATTGTATCTATTTCCTGCAATATCTGTATAAAAATATTTAGATAAATTTTTATTCATATTTTCTCTAATAATTTCAGCGGGCATAGTCATATAGTTTTCCGTCAAATATTTTTGACCCTCAGGTTTTAAAGCTGATTTAGTTGGAGATATGTCTCTTACCTGTAATAAACCTTTTTCTTCGGCAGCTGTCACTAATTTGTTTGCTTGTTCTTCGCCAACGCCAGAGTAAAAATTTTGTAATCTTTCTTTAGATCTTGAACCTAATTTACCTGGTGTATTTGCTTTTGTTTGATATAAATATTGATCATAGTACTTAGCAAAATTTTGTAATGTTTTATCATCAAGTAAAGCATTAGGAGATGTTAAAGTTTGAATAAACTCTTTTGGTTTAATACCAGTTGTTTTTTGAAAAGCTGAAATGTTAGGATTAGTAGGTGTTTCACCAGTAAATCCTTTAATACCTTCTGCAGTTTTTCTTATTTCTTCAGCCTCTATTCTTTTCTTTTGTTGTTGTATGTTTTCTTTTGCTTGTTTAAAATCTTGACCAGGTTTAGCCTTTGGCTGAATGATACTAGGCTTACCCTTTTGAAATCTTTTCTGTATATCAAAACCAAAATTTTCTAAATCTT